TCTTGTAATGAATCTTGTTCTCTTTGCATGGTTTGTTTCTTCGGATGCCTTCGGAAACATCAACGATTTCAATCTTAAGGATGTTTTATTCAATCAAAAAATGCAAGAGATCGAGGATGATATTCCACCCTTTGGTGTGATTGATGACGGAACTTCTTATGGAAATACGGCATACGATAAAATGATTGAAGCATCAAAGGCCTGGAAGTCTCTCTAAAACCTACTATTTATAAATAGTTTTATGAAAAACCACCTTGTTATGTTTAACACTTATCATTCAATTCAAATAACTGAAAGGAAAAACGCATGGGATTTTTAGTATCACCTGGCGTCGATGTCAACGAGATTGACTTGACGAACGTGATCCCGGCAGTATCAACTTCGATAGGCGGTATCGTTGGTCACTTCAAATGGGGCCCCGTTGAGGAAGTTGTTAGTGTTGGATCCGAAAAAGAGTTGGTTGCCAATTTTGGTAAACCAGACGATAATACATACGGTCAGTGGTTTCAAGCTGCGGCCTTTTTACAATACGGAAACGCATTAAACGTTTATAGAACAGCCGCATCGGGGGCAAAGAACGCAAACAATGCTGGTGCAAGTACAATAAATGTTAAAAACACCAACCATTACCTGAATCAAGAGGCAAGTCTTGGAGCTGACAGTCCAGAAACGACATTTTTTGTTGCTCGTTATCCTGGCGCTCTTGGAAATTCTCTACAAGTTTGTGTTGTTACGGCAAACAATTGGACTAGTGTTATAGATCCTGTTGCAAAGTCTGCTGTTGATCAACCAACCGGAAATGATTTTCACATCGTAGTTATCGATGAAGATGGAGAAATCACCGGAACTGCTGATACTGTTTTAGAAACTTATCTTGATTTAAGTTCTACCGACGGTTCGAAAAGATTAGCTTCAGAAGGTGGAGATGGAAGTTCTAATTACTACAAAAACGTTCTTGAAGCCTCTTCTGCTTGGATCTGGCCAACTGCCGCTAATATCGGAGATGATTCTCCTGTAAGTGGTGGTAACTACAGCCTAACTGGTGGTGTTGATGCAACAACTGTTCCCGGTACAGATGATTTGGCTGGTGATTACGCAACAGCTTTTGGAGATGCCGAAACAATTGACGTCAATATATTGATTGCTCCAGTTGGAGATGTTCTTAATTCTCCTCTTGGAAATACTGATTTGGTTGCAGACACTGCATCTTCTCGTAAAGATTGTGTTGCTGTTCTTTCTCCTCCAACAACTGGAACGGGAGGAACTGCTGCTCAGTCTACTCCGGCAACGGCATTGGCAAATACAATCGCATGGGCAAGTAATATTGCTAGTAATTCTTACGCAATTCTATCATCCACCGCAGTGTACGTTTACGACAAGTACAACGATAAATATCGTTGGATTGGTTCGGCTGGTCACGTTGCAGGTCTTCTTGCTAACGTTGATGATGTCGCAGAACCTTGGTTCTCGCCTGCTGGATACAATCGTGGTCAATTGCGTGGAGTTGTGAAACTTGGATACAATCCAACTTCATCTCAACGCAATGACCTCTATAAGGCTCGTATCAATCCTCTCGTATCTTTCCCCGGCCAAGGAACACTCCTTTTCGGTGATAAGACTGCACAGAGTAAACCAAGCGCCTTTGATCGTATCAACGTTCGCCGTTTGTTTATCGTATTGGAAAAAGCAATCTCTACTGCTTCCAAGTATCAGTTATTCGAATTGAATGACGAGTTCACACGAGCAATGTTCCGCAACATGACAGAACCTTTCCTACGGGATGTTAAGGGTCGTCGTGGTATTACGGACTTTCTAGTTGTTTGTGACGAAACAAATAATACCGGAGAAGTGATTGACACGAATCGTTTCGTGGCTGATATTTACATCAAGCCCGCTCGTTCAATCAACTTCATCACACTTAACTTTATCGCCACTCGTACTGGTGTTGAGTTTTCTGAGATTGCTGGACAACAGTAATATAAATAGTTAAAAGAAAGGAAAACTATCATGGCACTAGGAGTAGACGATTTTAAATCAAAACTTATTGGAGGAGGCGCTCGTCCTAATCTGTTCAAGGCAACTGTCAACTTTCCGGCATACGCTGGAGGAAACAGTGAATTGACACAGTTCTTGGTCAAGGGTGCTCAGTTACCCGCCAGTGTTATCGCTCAAATTGACGTTCCCTTTCGAGGGCGTCAGTTGAAGATTGCCGGAGATCGCACGTTCGAAAACTGGTCAATCACCGTACTTAATGATTCTGTAATGAGCATTCGCAACGCATTTGAGCGTTGGATGAACGGAATGAATGAGCATAGCGCTAATCTTGGATTGGTAAACCCAACTGACTATCAAGCAGACATGCTGATCGAGCAACTTGATAAGTCCGAAAGAGTAACGAAACGATATCAGATTCGCGGAGCATTTCCTGTAAATGTTGCGGCGATTGATCTCAGTTACGATACGAATGATGCGATTGAAGAGTTCACTGTTGAACTTGCGTATCAATATTGGGAATCAATTGGTGGTAATTGGACCACTACTTCTTAATCAATAAGAAATTCAAACCTATTCGCCCCGTGAGTCTATTCTTGCGGGGCGAATAAATACATTTATGGAAATATTTGGCTACGAGATAAGTAAGAAGATTACACCGAAAGTAAAGAAAGAAATCATTTCACCGATTCCAAAACCGAGTGATGATGGTTCTGCGGCAACTACGGTTTTTTCTGGTGGTCTTTATGGTCAGTATATTGATCTTGGAGATTCGGCAACGATCTCTGATCACGATCTTATTTTAAAGTATCGTGAAGTTGCTACACAACCCGAAGCGGATACAGCGATTACAGATATCGTTGATGGCGCGATTGCATCAGCTGATAAATCCTCTCCGGTAGATATTTCACTTGATGATCTGGATCAACCAGAAAATATTAAGAAGCAGATTGTCGATGAGTTTAATAAGATTCTTACACTTTATCGATTCAATCATAACGGTCACGATCTTTTTCGTAACTGGTATATTGATGGTAGAGTCTATTTTCAGATCATCGTTGATAAAGAGAATCCAAAACGAGGAATCGTAGAACTTCGCTACATCGATCCCACAAAGATCAGTAAGGTTAAAGAAGTCAAAAGGGTGCAAGATCCCAAGACTCAAGTTGAGTATGAAAAAATAGTTGCGGAGTATTATCTTTACGCTGACGGTATTCTAACGAATACGGAAATTAAGGCTGGTCAAGGAATCAAGTTGGAGAAAGAATCGATCATTGCAGTCAACTCTGGTCTCTTTGATCCTTCTCGTATCAAGTCAATTGGTTATCTTCATAAGGCAATCAAGTTGATCAATCAGTTGCGATTCATGGAAGATTCTTTGGTTGTCTATCGTGTTTCTCGAGCTCCCGAAAGACGTATCTTCTACATTGATGTAGGTAACTTACCAAAGGGTAAAGCCGAAGAGTATGTTCAAAGCGTTGTTTCTCGTTATCGCAATAAACTAGTTTACAATGCAAGTACGGGTGAAATCACCGATGATCGTAAACACATGTCTATGCTCGAAGACTTCTATCTTCCTCGAAGAGAAGGTGGAAGAGGAACTGAAATCACCACATTGGGTGGTGGAGAGAATCTTGGACAGATCGAAGATGTGATCTTCTTTCAGAGAAAACTTTACAAAGCTCTGAATGTTCCAATCTCTCGTCTTGAACAGGATAATGCATTCTCTCTTGGTCGAGCAACCGAAGTTTCACGAGATGAAGTCAAGTTTCAAAAGTTCGTTGATAAACTTCGAAAGAAGTTCTCTCAAATCTTCATTGAAGCACTCAAAGTTCAGCTGATTCTTAAGGGTGTTATTGAACCAAAGGATTGGGCTCTTATCGAAGAGTCGATTAATATTGACTTTATTGAAGACAATTACTTTGCGGAACTGAAAGAGTTTGAGATTCTTCGCGAAAGACTTGAGATGCTTCAATTGGTTGAAGAACAGATTGGTAAATACTATTCTCGTGAATGGGTTCGCCGTAACATTCTACATCAATCCGATGAAGACATTGAGACAATTGATGATCAGATTGAGAAAGAAAAGGAATCTGGT